TTAATATACATGGCGTATCTCTCCTTTATACAGTTCAATCTTATCTATTAAAAATAGGAAGTTTAATGATAGAGAGTAATCCATATATTTAAGTTTTTTATTGTATTTATTAACTATCTCAAGATATAATTCTTCAATTGACATAGCTTCTCTCTGACGTAATTCTTCTAAAATACAGCACGCTATAAAATAAACACTATCCACTGGTTTTCCATCTTTATTAATTAACATCTACTCATTCCTTCTTGAAACGATTTCCAATAATTGACATTTAGTAAATGCATAAAACATAATTAAATGAATGGCTTCACATTTTTCTTCCTCTAACATTGGATCATCGCTAAATTGGTCAGATTGAACCACTATCTCACTTAAGTTATTAAAAACAATATCTAAAATCTCATCCTTTGAAAAATTAGCATTTATATTTTTACTTTTCACATAAGTTGTTTTTATATTTCTAATTAATAGTTCCCTTTTAGGTATTCTTTCTAAAACTTCCTCAACTACACCATAATATAAAGAATACATTTCAAATATTTCTTTATATTTTTCTATATGATTATATTCTATTTTTTCTATCCAATCACTATTTGTATGTAGAGCATACTCCTCTCTGAAGTTCATTTCAGCTTTAGATAAAGTACAACAAACATCATACAAAATGCTCCTCTTCATTCTATTGCTATGATTGGGAATATGTAAATAAGTATCACCTATCCTATTGTTGTTTCCAATAACACTGGGAGAATTATCACCTGATCTAATAGTCCCACTCATTATTTTCCACCTTTTCCAATGCTATTATCATTACCAATAATATTCTGCGAATTATTACCAGATTTAATCGTTTTGTTTTTCTTTCCCTGTACCTTCTCTGATTTTATTGTTACGATTGTTTTTTCTAATTCAACCACTTTTTTCTTTAATATCAAACTAGAAATTGAGCTATATATAGCCAAAATTGAAACGATTATTTTCAAAACTAAATCTAGTGTTTCCACAATATCTCTCCTAACTTTGTTTTATATTAATGTGAGCTTCTATATTAAACACAATATTTACCATAACGATTATAGCAAAGAAACAGTTTTGTTAACAGTTCACAATATTTATTGAAGTAACATATACATTTTTAATAGAATACCATTTAATAAGAAAAAGAAGCTTATGCATCCGATAGATGTCAGCTTCTTTTTCTGCTTATTTAATCTCCAAACGACACACAGTTGGTTCTACCTCTGAATAGATTAATTTCCAATGAACTGATATATAAATTAAATTCAACTGTAACTTTCATAAAAAAAGATCTTAACATGATATATTCTTTCTTTTTATATAGTCATGTTATAATGCTCACTGTATTATATTTTTTCATGAAGCATAGAATGTTGGTCCAGAACATCCTATGCTTTTTTATAGCATGAATTCAGCTCTTTGTTCTTGATCAACTAACTTCTCTTCGCCTCTCTATAAAGTAAATTTAGAAATATAATTACAGGCTAAATTACTTGTCCAATTGTCCACGCCAATGTTTTAATTCATCTGAAACTACGTTAAACTGATAAATCCTCTCCATTCGCCTTACACTATTTTGAAAATCACCAATAAATGTAGGATCGACATAAGAAGTAATTGAACTAACAACATTACATAATTCTCTATATCTATTATTCTCAGTCTTTTGAACTTTACCTAATAGTTTTTGAATTTCATCCGAATGCTTATTAATCTTTTGTATATCAGGTGCTATATCTTTCTGAAACTCTCGTACATAATCGATATACAACTGATTATATTCTTCATAAAATTTATTACTTTTAGTAAGAGTATGACGTGATGGAAGAACTTCTTTTAACATTCTTTTTGATGAATCAAGTTTTATATCGATTCCTATAATCTGTTCAATAATATTTTCGCCTTCGGAACCTTCTAATAATTCCTTTTCTTTTTCTAGCCTTTGAATATAATTATTAATTTCATTTCTTTGCTTTTCCATTACTTTTATTGGATTTTGAATTTCTGTAGCCAGACTTTTTAATTTAACTAATGTCTCCATTTTAGTTATATCTCCTTTTTCCACTTTGAATTTCATACAATCATCCTTCCAATCAGATTCACTACTTAAATGCTTGTCGTGTAAGTGATATAGTAACCGGCTTTTTCATCCACCTTCTTTACATCAAAACGAACGTATCCAGCTAAAACTTGTCCATAAACAGCATTTTCAACCCACTTGACAGAAGCCTGTTTACGATTAAATAAAGTACAGAATTCTTTAGCGTCACCTACGAAACCAACTAAATCACCAACTTTTGTTCCAATGATATCGTCATCTAAAACAACTACTTCTTTACCTTTTATGTGTTTACCAGATGCAACAGTAATATCATCTTGTAGTAAGTAATGACCGTTTTTGTCTTTTAGCAAATCTAATTCATTAAATAGTGATGAAGAAATATATAACTTGTTACCATATACTTGCTTCAGTTCTGTATTCAATAAGGTGATAATCCCATCTAAACCTACTATCTCTTTAGGCGCAGCTGTTTTAAAAATGGCAGCTATTTTTTCATTTTTTGTATTTAAGTCTTGATCTCTAATATCCTCTGTAATCAGTCCAGCAATGTCATAATCTGCATCTTCAATTGCTTCTTGAGAAACAGGAATGTAACCACGGTAAGCCTCAATATCATAATCAATCTCTGTAAATGTCGGTTTTGCTAACTCAGGATTCTGCTCAAGTTCTGCGATAGATAACATTTTTCCGTTTGATTTATGAATAACAGGATATTTACCAGAACCGTGATTAACAGTAACGGTACGTATATATTTAGTTAGATCAACTGTATCAACAAGCTCTTTCTTTGGCGCTAATAACTCTTCTGGAATTAATGCTCCACCCTCCACAGATGTAAATCCTGCTCTTTTTTGGTCTTTACGACGTACATAAGCGTCGATTGCTTCTCTTATTTCAATACTTGTAGACATAGTTTTTTTTCCTCCTATTTCCTTCTTTGATTAGACTTTTTATTTTGTTTCCGCAATCTTTTATTTGCTTTTTGAGTTCTTCGCCACCCCATTAAAAAGTTATCAACCATTTTTTCTTCCTTAGTTTGATTGACTCTCATTTGAACCACCTCTTCTTATATCTATTTCGGATCTGTCCCTATGGATCTCTCACCTCCCTCAAATTCTTTGTTCCCTCGATAATATTGTGGACAATAAATCAGAATAAACGTCGATTAAAGGGTCATATTCAGGCTTATAAACACCTAATATTTTCATATCCCTAATTGTGTTTTTGCTATCATCTCTAGGGTTTAGGCTTTTTTCCCATAGACATTCCTCACTCAAAAAAAGTTTTTCCAGAAGTCGCTCTATTGGAAACACTTCCCCCCCTCGGTCCCCAATAGACTGTTTTATTTATTTTGTAAGTGGGGGGGGATATTTTATATATATTGACTCTAAAACTTTAGCAAACTTAATCCTTTTCATAATTTCAGCATGTTTATGCTTTATGTAATCTGGATTGTAGTTTAGTTCACTTCCTATAGCATCTAATGTCATTCCATCTATATATTTCATCTTAAGTATTTTATTTTCTACTCCTTCAAATTTGCTCATCAAATCAATTAACATTTGTAATTTTTGTTTTTTCAAAAACAACTCTTGTTTGACTTGCTTAATAACTTCTTCCACTTCTACATTACCTAAATCACCGGTTAATTTATCGTCAGGTAAATCGCAGCTGATCTGACGTTTTAATTCAAAATTTGTTCTTTCTAATTTGTATTCTAAATACGTAATTTCTTCTTCTAATTTTTTATAATCATTTAAACAAATCAATTATCCATCACCTACTTAAATTCAATTTTCTTTCCTAACAATCTCTTTACCTGATAGTTTCATTTTCTTTAGAACATAGCCTGTATAGATATAAGGACTATCTTCCTCAAAACAATGTGCATCTCTGTGTCCTTCACCTGTTCCGTGATGATGAAACTTTCTACAGTATTGACACCATGTACTAAGATTTCCTTTTTCATCGCGTTCAATTGCTAATACGATTGGAGCTTTTTTAGTTGCCATTGACTTACCTTCTTTCATTTGTTTAGTTGGTAACCGAAAAGGTAACTGAAACTGCATATCTCGGTTACCGCCTTCCCCCTTACTCCCACAACGGTTTAAATACACATGGTAACTGGTAACCGAAAATCTATCCTTACTCTATATTTTTTATACATACCTTTTTTTATTAAAAACATAAAAACAATATATTTTTCGGTTACTCGGTTACCAAATTGCTACAACCCTTGTGGCTCTAGGCTTTAATACGGTAGCTGAAAAATAAATCTCGGTTACTTTTCAGTTACTCAGTTACCGCTATACAACTTTAAACATGCTGTTCTTATATGCTTTGTATGGTTTAGATTTATCTGGAAAACCAATTCCCATCTGATCTAAATCTCCAAGTATTTTTATAAGGCTTTCATATTGGAATTTTTTCTGTGAATCTTCCCATTTCTCACCTAAATACGTTTTAAATTGTTTATGGAATTGTCTATCTGCCAAATGTTTATAACCATTTTCATAGCAAAACTTCTTATAGAATGCGTAAACTACATATTTCGGTACTTCCTGTATCCCCCATTCGTCAAAAACGGATAGTTTGAAATCAAGAACTGGATCATTATCCTGTTTGAATACCTCCAATTCTTGCAAGGAAACTTTCGGAATATCGAATTTTTCAAAGTCCATGTTAATAGATTTATATAAGACAAATTGCAGCACTTCTTCATTTTTGATATATTCATCTTTGATTTTAAAATTTTCCGCTGTACCGTTAAAATCAGCCTTAAATGGAACGATTACAATCCTTCTTATAGTTCCGTTTGTTTTGTTCTTAAATTTCGGCATACCATTTGTTGATTGAATGACACTACATCTAAAAACTGTGTTATAGATAGGTCTGTTTTTAAATTCGACTGAAACCATGTCACCAGTTACAACGCTGTTAAAATTCGATGAATCATCTATATATACATTGGCTGGTACATCATCACCTATAACCGCCGTCTTACCTTCAAGCACACTTAATCGGAATCGTTCATCAAATTCATTTACTTTTAATGTTGCTATGTTTTTAATACCAATTAAATTCATAATCAATTCTTGGAATGTTCCCTTACCGTTATTTCCTTCACCTATAAGGAAAATAGATTTCCTACGTGAGTAGTTACCATTAAGTGCATCGTTCATTACTTGCCATAATAATTTCTCGATTTCTAAATCTCCACACGCTATTGATTTCATCCAGCTAACTACATCCCAACCATCTATAACAGGGTTAACAGGCTTTTCGATATAAGGTGTGGCAATCTTGGTGGTGAATACATAATCGGCAGTAAAAGGTTCTAGTGTCTTAGTTTCTAAATTAAACACACCGTTTTTAACTGGTATTAAATATCTTGAGTTGGTTTTTTCCTTCACTTCCGATTTATTTGTTAAATGGTAAATGACTTCCTCGGCTTTCGTGTTGTTTAATTTTGGTTCTAGCCATGATATAACCCTTTTAATAACAGTTGCGTTTTGGGTATAAACCCCTTCTTCTGCTAAATACATGGCTAGACGGGTATTTTCTTCTAGATCAAAAAGGATGAAACTAATGTATTCAGGTAGAATTACTGAACACCTTGCAGGGCTAATAGTAATTGGCTTCCTTCCTTTTTTGCCGCTATCTTCCCATTCTTGTTCTAATCGGTCTAATTCTTTGAAATACCTATCTTGCAATTCTTTTTTCAGGTCAATGGTCGGTGAATCTTTAATATATAAATGAAAACTATCATTAGGTGTCGGCTGCTGATACGTTGCCTTTAGTCCATCTAAAGCATATTGAATAGTTCCATCCTTATAATCCTGTCTTTCCCATTTGTCATCACGGTATAAGCCGCTTACAGTAAAAATTCGGTTAATCTGTTCTGGGTCTTGTGTATAGAATGCAATCAAATTGCATAACGCTTGATCTGCTTCACTTTGACTGCCGTAATTACTCCAATTACCCGAATAAAGATCCTTGAATTTTTGACCGTTTTTTGCCTTAAATCCGATGTTCAAAACATCTTCATCTGATAATTCAGGTGATAAATCCAGCTTAGATTTTTTTATCTTCTTTGGTTCTTGACTGGTAGAAAAATAAGTATCATAAATGTAACTCAAAATATCTTGCCGTTCATGGATTTCTGTTGGTGTACCATCTACATGGTTTCCAGTCATAACTATGAAACGCTCTTTATCATATATTTCAATGTCCTTATCCGGATTCTTTGATCGTTTGCCCGGTTTCTTAGCTTTTATGAATATGTGAAGGCCTGTTCCACTTTGACTATATTCAGTGTAGCTATCCAGCGCATTCACAATGGATTGTGCTTCTGGTTGAATTTCCCCATCTTTTATACAGTCATCAAGATCAATCACGGTGTACGGATCATTATCAGTCAATACATATCCAATGCCGCTATATTTATGGTAGTGTTCTAATGCAGTAGCATAGGTTGTCCATGTTTGCCATTTGGTTGAATCCGCCTTTTTTCCATTGATCTGATAGGGTACTTTGGTATATTTGAATTGTCCGTTTTCTTCATTAAACTTATGTCTACCAGTATTTTTATCAGTCACCGGTTCAAGTTTCCATAATACCCACTGGTTGTGTGTGGTAAGTTCTACCGGAAATGCTTGGTACTCTTTTGTTGAAATGACCTGCAAACCTTCACCTCCCTTCTTGCTTCCCTTGCATTTTTTCGATATACTACTTATAAGAATATTTTATAAAAGTCTTTTTCAAGGTATATGAACCGCTAATTCATATATCTTTTTTTATTGTTTTTTACCACTAACCTTCACTCCCCTTGTGATATCATTCCAGTTATCTCCTTTAAAACTTCGATTGCTTTTGGATTACCATTCTTCGCTTCCTCTAAAATGATATGTAACTTTTTTTCCCTGTTTTTTGTCTTCATTCTTTTAAGCCCCTTCATTTAGGATTCAAAACAGTAAAGCTTTATGTCGTTGTTAGTAGCATTCATGTTTGAAGTCATGCCGTCCAAAAATGCATCCACTTCGTTTTTCTTAAAAAGATATTTGCTACCAACTTTGTAGTATCGTAATCCATTTTTGACTAACCGCTCTTCAATGGTCGGTTTGCTAATGTTTAGATACTCGGACAACTCTTTATAAGTCATGAAGTATTTTTGTGCAGCTAATTCCTCAACCTTTTCGTAAGTACGTGCTCTTTTTCGAGCATCTACTTTTTCATTGCGTTGAATCATGGATATTCCTTTTGCCATTCCCAATCGAAGTATGTATCCTTGGGTAGGTCTACCACCTTTAGGTTTTTCTGATTTCTCGGAAAAAGGATTCTTTGAATTATTGGTTTCTCTTTTTTGAGTAACCATTAAATCTTCTTATAAGCTATAAGTCACATCTAACGTTTATTTTCAGTCCGCCATCTAAACAACGCAATTCCTGTGAAGTCATCCAACGATCAAGTGCTTCCTTGCGAAAAATTTTTCTTTTCCCTATCCTTACACATGGTAGAGAACCATAAATACTTTCCTTATAAACTAAATCAATGCTCACACCCAGATAAATAGCTGCCTCTCTTGCCGTAAGTGTAGATCGTTCCATTTTTAGTCCTCCTTATTTTGTTAACTCATCTATTGCTTTTAAAACTCGTGCTTTGCGTTCATCGTTTAATGGTGTGCGTAGCCATACAGATAAACGACTATCTGAAATACTAACTTGTTCTGCAACTTGCCAATTTTTTAGACGATTAGTGTAAATTAAATCTCTAATGTCTTGATTTGCTTTCATGATTTCACCGCTCCTCTTATCATTTACAACGGCGTTGTATAAAAATAATTTATCACAACGATGTTGTAGCGTCAACAACATCGTTGTATTATTTCGTTTTTCTTGTTAAAATGATTTTGAGATAGGAGGGGATTTATTTGAAACGCATAAAAATAGCCCGTCAAAGAAAAGGTATTAGCCAAAAAGAATTAGCTGAAAAATTGAATATCACACAACAAGCAGTCAGCTATTATGAAAAGGGAAGCCGCATCCCAGACGAAAATATGTTATTAGAAATTTCTCAAATTCTAACTGTCCCTGTTGAATATTTAACAGAAGAAACAAATGATCCTGATGGTTGGGATATATGGGAAAAAAACACTGGTTACAGTATTGAAGAAATTCAAAGTGAAATCAAACGAATAAAATATGCTAATCATGTGGTTGGCGATGAAAGTGATTTACAAAATTTGATAAAACAGGCTGTAGCCAATCTAGCAGGAATAGGGAACACTGACCGAGGAATAATAGATAAAATCGCTAGGGATATTATCAGTTTACAAAACGAATTAAATAAAAAATATGAAGATCCCCAAAAAATAGCTAAACTTCCAAGTTTCAGGGAAGAAGAGGGAATGAAAATCTATCCGGCTACTATAAAATCAGCAGAACTAATCTTTGATGATTTAAGTGCAGAAGCATATGAAAAAGCTATAGATGTACTTATAAAAGCCAGACGTGATTTACGAAAAATTTCTAACGATTTGCGCTTAAATTAATTTCCCGCTCTCAGATATCTATCTGTCTATTAATAATAAGAGATATTCAAACCAACCTCCTCCCTTGCCCCCAGCTAGTAGTGGTTATTTAACATAATGAGAGGTGAGTTTCTATGAAAGGCACACTTGAAAAACACGGTGACGGTTATCGTATGCGTGTAGTAACTGGATACAATGAAAAAGGCAATCCATTAAGAGTGTCGAGGAAAGCGAAAGCGAAGAACAAACGTGAGGCACAAAAAGAATTAGCTGCATTTATTACTGAAATAGAAGCTGGAGAATACATTAAGCCTGAGAAGATGTTATTTAAAAACTTTATTGAAGAATGGAAAAAGAAATATGCAATTGATGCCCTATCACCCCAAGCATATGAAACTTATTGTTATCATTTGAAATTGCGTATTCTTCCCATTCTCGGAAACATGAAGTTAGAAGATATTAAACCAATGCACTTAATAACTTTTGCTGATAACCTTAAAAACAGCCCTCGCAAAGATGGAAAAGAAGGTAATTTATCTGCTGGTACTGTTAATTATGCTATCCGAGTTTTAAAGAATATTTTCAAACGTGCCGCAGAGTGGCAATTAATAAAAAAGAATCCAGCTGAAAAACTGAAGAAGTTTAAAGAAATAGCAGAAGTAAAAGAACCATATAATTTAGAGGAAACTCGCCATATAATGAGCCTATTAGACCAAGAGGAAGAAATGTATCAAATCCTTTTTCAATTGGCAATTATGACAGGTTTTAGACGCGGGGAACTATTAGGATTAGAATGGAAAGATATCGATTTTGATAATAGTACTGCTACAGTTAGACAGTCTGTATCTTATGCTAATAGCCATTACCATATAAAAGAACCTAAAACAAGAACATCAAAAAGAACCATTTCAATACCATTATCCCTATTAAATAAACTTCTTCGATATAAACATACCTGGGATGAAAATAGATTATCATGTGCGGAACTATGGGAAGGTGGAGAATATTCCTTTATCTTTACATCATGGCATGGAAAGCCACTATATCCGAGCCATATTACAAAGAAGTGGAGTAAATTCACCGCTAAACATGGACTAAGACATGTGAATTTTCATGGACTAAGGCATACATCTGCCACCCTACTTTTAGAAGCCGGTGAAAATATGAAAGTTATCTCCAGTCGCTTAGGTCATTCAAGAATTAATACAACTATTGATATTTATACTCACTCTCTACAATCTGCTGATCAAGGAGCATCAAATAAATTAGATGCATTAATTACACCAAATAATATGTTAAGTAAGACAAAATAG